GAAAGAAAATCGCATGTATTGAATTAAAACAAGCGGTTGACAGATTCTTTTGTGATTTAGAAAACCCAGATTATTACATAGACAGCAAGGGCCCGGAATTTTGTATTCAGATCATAGAAAAAACACTGTGCCACCAACAAGGGGAAAAGCTTGACGGGACGCCGCTGCGTGGCACGCCGTTTCTTCTGGAGCCATTCCATAAATTCATTGTGTATAACCTTCTTGGTTTTAAGCTGGCCGGCACTGATGTGGTTAGGTTCCATGAGGCATTGATCTTTATTCCAAGAAAAAATATCAAGACAAGCTTTGCGGCTGCCCTAGCGTGGGCGTTATCTCTTTGGTATCGTAAATCCGGTTCCAAGACCTATATCACCGCAGCCGCTTTGATGCAGTCTCTGGAGAGCTTCAATTTTTTAAGTTATAACATAGACCGCATGGGAGAAAACGCTAAAAACGGAGGCACGGTCAAAGTAATCGATAATAATAATGAACATTCGCTGGAATCGTCACTCCCAGACGGTTCCTTTTTTATTCGCGCGCTGGCCGCTAACCCAGATGCGCAAGATTCTTTGAACTGCAATATCGCGATCTGTGACGAAATTCACGCTTTCAAACAGCCCAAACAATACAATCTTTTTAAAGAAGCGATGAAGGCATACACCAATAAACTGCTGATCGGCATTTCGACTGCCGGAGACAACGAGCAGGCTTTTCTTGGGCAAAGACTAAAATACTGCCGGAAAATATTAGACAGCACTGTTAAAGATGAGCAATACTTTATTTTTATGTGCTGTGCCAATCCTGATGAAAACGGTGATATTGATTATACCAACCCTGCCGTCCATGAGATGGCAAACCCGGCTTACGGCGTTTCGATCAGGCCTGAAGAAATCATGAATGACAGCCTTCAGGCCCAGAACGATCCTCAGCAAAGAAAGGATTTTTTTGCGAAAAGCTTAAATGTTTACACCAACGCCCTAAAGGCATATTTCAATATAGATGAGTTTCGAAAGAGCGACCGGGCCTATAACTGGAACTTGGAACAGCTGGCAAAGCTTCCGATTGACTGGTATGGAGGAGCGGACCTTTCCAAACTGCATGACCTGACCGCAGCGGCGATGTTCGGAAATTACAAGGGCGTTGATATTATTATAACTCATGCTTTCTTCCCTGTTGTCGCGGCTCACTTAAAAGCCGAGCAGGATAATATTCCTCTGTTTGGCTGGCAGGACGACGGCTGGCTTACCATGTGCAACTCCCCTACTGTCAACCACTCTGATGTGGTGAAATGGTTTGTGGACATGCGGAAAAAAGGATTTAAAATCAAGCAGGTGGGCCATGACCGCAAATTCTGCCGGGAATATTTCATCGGAATGAAGGAAGCGGGCTTCAAGATCATAGACCAGCCTCAATATTACTATAAAAAATCCGAAGGATTTCGGCATATAGAGCAGAGCGCCAAGAACGGCGCTCTTTTTTATTTGCACTCAGAAGCCTTCGAATATTGTGTGGAAAACGTGTCCGCCGTCGAAAAGACGGACGACATGATCCAATACGACAAAGTACAGCCGGAACACCGCATCGATCTTTTTGACGCGTCTGTGTTCGCCTGTATTCGTTACCTAGAAAGCCTTGACAGAAGCAGGGCGGCAAAAAAATGGTGGGGTGAGACATGAGCAAAAAGAATAAAAGAAGCAGGCCGGCTCCCCGGGCTGAGCCCGCACAGAAACGCAGTATCGCGCTGGTAACACAGAACAAATGGGAAACCCTGGAGTGCTTAGGCTACACCAGTCTGGCACAAAACCCGGAAATCTGTACAGCTGTGGACACAATTGCCAGGCTGATTGCAAGCATGACTATTCACCTGATGGAAAACACGGACGACGGGGACGTGCGGGTAAAAAATGAGTTAAGCCGAAAGGTGGATATCAATCCGAACAATAACATGACGCGTTCCAACTTTATCCACTGGATTGTGAAAACCCTTATGCTGGAGGGCAGCGGAAACGCTGTTGTTTGGCCTGAATACAAGCGCGGGATTTTACGGGATTTAAAGCCTGTTCCTCCCGCCTTTACCGCATTTGTGCCGGAGGGCCTCTGGGATTACCGGGTTGTGATCGCCGGGACGGAATACGCGCCCGATCGTATCCTTCATTTTGTTTTAAACCCAGGAAATTATTACCCGTGGAAGGGTGACGGCTATCATGTTGCTTTGGCAGATGTAGCGAATAACCTGAAACAGGCGTCCGCGACTGAAAAGGGCTTTATGTCCTCTAAGTGGAAACCGTCTATCATCGTCAAGGTTGATTCTCTAACCGACGAATTTTCGAATAAGGAAGGACGCGCAAAGCTTCTTGCAGATTATATCGAATCGAACGAAGCGGGAGAGCCCTGGCTGATTCCTGCGGATCAATTCAGCGTGGAACAGGTTAGGCCCCTTACCCTTTCAGATTTGGCTTTAGCGGATTTCGTACAGCTGGATAAACGGACGGTGGCAGCCATTCTCGGCGTGCCGCCTTTTGTTTTAGGAATCGGAGATTTCCAGCGGGACGCATGGAATAACTTTATCAATTCCACAATCATGCCGATTGCCAAAAGTATCGAGCAGGAAATGACAAAAAAGCTTCTTTATGATCCCGCGTGGTTTTTCCGTTTTAACCCGTGGAGTTTGTATAACTATTCGATCACCGAGATGGTATCCGCTGGGGCAGAAATGGTAGACCGCATGGCGCTGCGGCGCAATGAATGGCGCAGCTGGGTGAACATGCCCCCTGATCCGGATATGAACGACCTGCTGGCGTTAGAAAATTATGTACCTGCGGATAAGCTGGGAGATCAAAACAAGCTGAATGGAGGTGAAAACACATGACATGTGAACGCACAGCCCTGGTGAGAGACGGCGGATTTTCCACCCGCGCGGAAGACGGGAACTTATATATTGAGGGATATTTCGCTGTATTCGGAAGCGAATATAAAATGTGGGAAAACGCCATTGAAACCATTGACGAGGACGCTTTTGACGACGCTTTAAACGGCGATATCCGGGCCCTAGTAAATCATGACACCACCCTGGTACTGGGAAGAACCACAGCCGGAACGCTTTCTCTCAGAGCGGACAAGACCGGTCTATGGGGTTCCGTCACGATCAACCAGGCAGACCAGGACGCAATGAATCTTTATGAGCGCGTAAAGCGGGGAGATGTCAGCCAATGCAGCTTTGGGTTTGACATTATCGATCAAAGCACCGAGGTCATGGAAAACGGAACTACCGTCTGGAAGCTGAACAAGGTCAAATTGTATGAGGTTTCCGTAGTAACCTTTCCTGCCTATGAAGACACCTCCGTCCAGGCGCGTAAACGGGATTACGAGGAAATTCAAAAGAGAAAAAAAGAACAATGGCGGGAGGAAATGCTCCTCCGTCTGAAAGGAGAAAAAAATGGCACTGAGAATACTGATGCTGAAAAGAAGCATTGACAAGAAAAAGGAAGAACTAGAGCTGCTCCGCAGCAAGGATTCGGAATTTGAAACCCGTGAGGCCGAGCTGGAAGCCGCTGTCAACGAAGCTGAAACCCCTGAACAGGAGCAGGCCGTGAGCGAAGAGGTAGAAAAATTCGACGCCGACAAAAGCGCCCACGAGGAAGCCAAAAGCGCGCTGTCCAGGGAAATTGAAGGCCTGGAGGCCGACCTGTCCGCGCTGGAGGAAGACGCCCCTAAATTAGATGAAATAAAACCAAACCAAAAGGAAAGGACTGTAAATCATATGACTGAAATCAACATTCGCAGCCTGCCCATGAATCAGCGGGCGTTTGACGCGCTTTCTATGGAGCAGAGAAAAACCATCGTAGAACGTGACGACACCAAGGACTTTTTGACGCAGCTTCGAAGCATGAAGGGACAGCAGAGAGCCATTTCCGGCGCGGAGCTGACGATCCCGGTTGTATTCCTGGATTTGATCTCCGAAAACATGTACCGCTATTCCAAGCTGCTTAACCGTGTCAGGGTCCGCAATGTAACCGGTGAAGCCCGGCAGACTATTGCTGGAACTGTTCCTGAAGCTGTATGGACTGAGATGTGCGGCGCGATCAACGAGCTGTCTTTTGTATTTAATCAGGTGACTTTGGACGGCTATAAGGTGGCTGGATTTGTACCGGTGTGCAACAGCCTTCTGGAGGATAACGACATCAACCTTGCCAGCTGGATTGTGGAAATGATCTCCGAAAGCATCGGCCTAGCAATGGACAAGGCGATTCTTTACGGCAAGGGCGCAGCAGGCAAAATGCCGCTTGGTATTGTGACCAGACTAGCACAGGCCTCTAAACCCTCTGATTACCCCGCGAACCCCCCGGAATGGGTAGACTTACATACCTCAAATATTCTGAAAA